ATAAACTATAAACTATTTCAATTTCTGTTTTCATTATTTATTTCTTTTACCAAATGAATCTGCAAATTGGAAATTAGCAACTGCATCTGAATCTCCTGTACTAAATCGTAAAGCGTTTGCTGTTTTTAAAAGAATTTTTTCAATAGACATATCTGGTAAATCCACTATTCTTTCAGTTAAATCATTTATGTCGCCAAAGGTTGGTTTTTTGATGTAAGCAATGAGTGCCTTTGAATAAACTACACTTGCGTCACCTACATTTACTTTAAACACATTTGAGTGTCTAAAAACGCTTGGATAGTCGTGGTTTGATTTTCGGAAAGGATCTCTTTCGTAAGAAAACTTTTGACCTTCTTTTTGAATGTCAACTTTTTTTGCTCTTTGCTCTAAACGATTTGTTTTGGTATCTAAAAACAATGGAACCAGACTGACTAATCTAAGATAGTCGTCTGGCTCTATGCATGTCCATAGATACGGATAAATAGAATCTTGTACTAAGTTGAAATTTTTTTCAACTAATAAAGGTTTTATATCATCGGAAATTTCTTGAGTAGCTTCTAAAACTATCGTGTTTTCTCTAATGAAATCTAAAGTAGTTGTAATGAATCTGTTTAGTTTTATTGGTAAAGGAAAATAATCACTTCCCATTTTATCTAAAAGTTCATCTAAATATCTGTCGCAAAAATCTAAGTCGTATCTAGCCATTGTTTTTAATTTACATCATTACTTTTGTAAAATTATCTTTCACATCTTTTTGATGCTGCAGATAAAGTTCTTTGTTTTCATCATAATAATTTATGATGTGATCAATACTAGCACCAACTGGTCTGTCACCAATTTTATAAATACCACCAATATCCACAATTCTTTCCATATTGATTAACTCTCTAATATAGAATTTCATTTCAGTTTCGTTGATGTTATTAATGGCATCAGTAAACAATTTAATGTTTTTAACTTCTCTTTGAATAAACATATCAATAGACTCTTTCAAGATGATTTTATATCTTTTTTCGTCTAAAATATTGTTTCTATAAACTATGCCAAAACTAGAGCATAACCAAATAAGTTTTTCTTTTGAAATTGATTTTTCAGTAGAAAACAAAACGGCACGAGCTTCAATAAGTTTGATTTTAACATCGTAATTGTCCGTTTGAACTTTATCCATGTTAGTAATCATAAACTTTGATTTAGGACTTTTAATTCTTAAATCAACAAGTTTTTTATGGTCTGCATCACTCATTCCTCCAATTCTTACATCAGGATGTTGAATAAACACTTGAACATTGTGATGATCTAAAACGCTTTCGTCTGGTCTTAAACCTACACTTACTTTTGAAATTAATAAAGAATCTACGTCTCCGGCTTCTGTTTTGAATAGCATTTTACTTTCTGGTCCTTTACCAAAAGGTACAAATGCGTTGATGTTAGTTAAAGTAAATTTTTTAGCATCACGATTTACCGCGAATTTAAATCTACCAATTGTACTAACACTTAAATTTCCGAGATTTACATTTTTCATTTTTATATAAAATTTAATTAATATTCTAAAAAAAAAAGCAAGCGAAATTGTTCCGCTTGCTTTATTTAATCTTTATTCAAATTATCGGATTGTTGGAAATCCTGAAAGCCCAGCATTACCAGCTAAAGCACCTCCAGCATATCTTCCATCTCCGCGAATAACAGCACAAGTATCTTCTACGTAGCATATTGGGAACAATTCTGCTAAGTAGTGACAGAAACCTCCATCAAAACCTGAACTAGCGAACATTGATCCGTCTCTTGCTGGATCAAGTGAGTGCATACCATCAACATATTTTTTCTTAAAGAAACGACCTTGACCTCTAGAGAATAACTCAAAGTTAGAAACTCCTTCGAATGGCGTAACGTTTAAGATATACATGTTACCTGAACCAACTAATCCACCAGAACGATTATTTAAACCAGGGTGAGAGAACAATTCATCTTTCATGAACATGTACTCATTTCCTTTGTAGTAGTATGATTCTACTTCAAATCCTAATTTAACTTTTTCACCACCGGTAATATTTTGAACAATGTTTGTATTATGAACTGCAGAAATAGAAGCACCGTTAGATACATTCCATCCTAATAGTTTTTTCATTGCTGTATCCCAATTGTGATAAGCTAAATCATCACCTAAGACTACAAACTGATTCCCTGTAGAACCTGCTGGAGAGTTACCCGCTAAAACGTTTCCAACTGACTCTAACAAGTGAGGACTGAAACCAGTATTTACATCGTAAGATAAATCAATAGTATCTTTAATTTGACGTACCCAACCATCAGAAGTTCTTGGAGCAACAATACCAGCTTCTGGGTTCATGTGTGCAGATGTCAATAAATTTTTACCACTATTTTCAAACCATTGGTGAGTAGATGGATCCATTGAACTTACAGAAAAACGACAAGCCAATTCTAATGCAATTGCAAAGTTTTGATCGGCTAACCATTCTTGTTCGTACTGCCACATGTTAGATTCATTTTTGTGACCTTGCATAGCGCCTGATGCTGATGCTGGATTTGCCCAAATTACTTTTCTTTGGTCTAATGCATTTCCTGTAAATGAAAGCGTGTAACGTGAAATAAATGAATAAAAGATTTTCCAGTATGACTGATCATATCTTTGGTAACCTCTCATAGAACCTTCTCCGTAGTAGTTACCACCTTCCATTAATACTTCATCTTCTGCTAAACCAGCTTCATCCCAATCATTAGGCTGTCCAATTACTTTGAAATCTAATATAAAATGATCTCCGGTAATTGATTCTCTAATTCTTTGAATGTAAAGCAAAGTACCTAAACCGCCATTTAAAACAACAGAATCTTGAGGATTAAATTTATCTCCATAAATTCCTTCTGCCGGGTTATGCTTAATAGCAAATGAACCAATCATGTCTGTTTGAACATTAGAAGAAGTTGCTGTACCACTGTAAGTAACTCCAGCTACTAAAGTCATGTCTGGTTTTGGGTTTGTTTCGTCAAAAAATTGACCAACAACACAAGCATTCATTGAAAACGCAGGCTTAATGTTTAATGCTCTAAATTTTACACGATACGCATTGTCGTGGACTTCTTTGTCCGCGCTTGGTCTCTTAATCCAACCGGCTTTTGTTCCACCATCAACACGACCTGTATGAAACAGAAACGATGTGAATTTAGTGTAACGCTCAAATCGGCTAATTACTTTGTTGTGAACCGCAAAATCTTTATTCATTTGCGATGTTAAAGACAATTCCTCAGTGTGCATTTGAGGATTGAATGTTTCGGATGTACCTTTAAATAACATTACTTTTGTGTTTGTGATTAAACTTCTTTTGATTTTGTTAATACAGAAAAAATGTTTTTAGAAGAATTCTTTTGACCTGTCAAAAGACAATTACTAAATAAGTTTCCAAATACCCAACGACATGTCGTTATAAGTATTCTTTCACTAATCCAGCTGTTCTTCTATCTTTCATGTCTTCTTCTTTAACAACTGGCATGTTCCACGCAGATCTACCACTTTTTAATCCTCCTTGTCCTTTCGATGAATCAATATTCATTGCATTTTGAAGAGGTGATTTTGTTGCATTTTTGTTGTCGCCAGCTATCGCGTCAACTGCAGCTTTTACTCCTTCTCCATAAGTAGGCCCACCGAATTTCCCTATAAGTTCTTCTCGGTATTCATAATAAGTCGCGAACTCCGCAACAAGGCTTGGATCACTGTTGATAGTCTTAGAGAATTCTCCACTTCTAACTTTGTCATAAATTTTTTGAGCGCGTTCTGAATCTACCTGTAAACCCAGAATTCCGCTTTTCATGATTTCTTTTAGAGAGTCTTGAACTTTTAAACGATTGCCAGTTATTTTTTCTTTTTCAGATTTTTCTTTATCTGAAATAATTGTGTTTTTTTTGTTTTCGTTTTCAGTTACTAAATCTTTTAAATCTCTACGAACTGTATCCGCAAATAATTTTCTTAAAGTAGAGCTGTCTTCGTATTCTGTGTATTCTACTTCTAAATCAATATCAAATTCTTCACTACCAATCATGTTTCCTTTTCCGGCAGCTTGATACGTTCTAGCTAAATCACTTTTTAATTTTTCTCTAACAATAACTTCATCGTTTTGTTTTAAAAAAGTGTTTGCTTCGCTTAGAAAACTATCAATTCTTTTTAAATCTTCTTGTTGAACTTTACTTAAATCAACTGTTTCTTTTTTTGAAACATCAAATCCTTTTTCTTTCAAACGAGCGATTAATTTTTCTTCGTCTTCGTCGTTTTCTTTTTCTTTGTTTTCAAAATTTTCTTTATCAATATCTTCATCAGAAAATCTAAATTCTTCATTTGAATTTTCCTTTTTAGTTTCGTCAATTTTTTGCTCTTGAAAGTTCTCTGTTTTTTCTACAGCTTCATTAGCGTTAAAATCATTGTTAAAACTTACAGGAATAAAATCTCCATCGTCTTCTGTTTGTAATTCAATTCCGTTTGCACCAAAGATGTCGTTTGAATTGTTGTCTTCTTGGGATATAAATGTATCTCCGGTATTTTCGTCTCCTAACATAAATTTTGTTTTAAGTGATTAAATGTTTTACAAAAATAAATTATTATTATTTATTATCCGTTTTGTTCATTTCTGCGTTTTTAATTGTCATTTCTTTTTCAATATCAGCCATTTTTCTAAGGTTTTGACCTCGTTCTTTTAATGCAGATTCATCTGCTTTATTGTTGGCATAAATTTTTGCAACATCAATATTATTTTGCAAACGTTCTCTGTCAAGTGCATCAACTTCTTCTTGACGTTTTACTTCTGCTTGTGCTGCTGCTTGTGCTTGTTCTTGAGCAAGTTTATTGTTTTCTTGTTTCATTTTTTCTAAAGCTTCAAGTCCTTTATCTAAAATTGATTCTGCTTCAGTAGAACTATCTGCATTGTGAATTTTAATTAAATCTCGGAAAGCTTGTTGAGAACCAACGTTTGCAAAAGCATTATCAGCCATTGTATCAACACGTTTTTTTCTTTCGTATTCTTGTCGGTTATCTCCAATATAAACTCCCATATCGTCCATAAAGAATTCAGGCATTACTTCTAAAAACTTTTGTTGATTGTCGCCGCCAAAATAAGAGAATACTTGATTTTCTTCGTAAACATGTTTTCCTTTTAAAACAATTCTTTCTTGTAATGTATCAACAAACGTATCAAAAATTCCATATATTTCTTCTAGTCTATCAGATGACCTACTTTCGGAAATTTCAGCTACAGTAGCTTTTTGATAGGGATTTTCTTGTGATGCTTTTACTCCAGTAATTTTAGTTGCTAAATCTTCAATTAAACCTAAAAGTTGTAGTAGTTCCGAACTTCTACCTTTTTGAGAAACGTTTACAGAAGACGCGTAAGGCGCGCTACGTTTATCTTTAGAATTTATAATTTGCATTCTATCTCTTTTCAAAAAGAAATTTACTTTTTCTAAAGCTCTATCTGGACCAAGTGCAGCCCATTCTTTTGGTATGTTTGATAAATCGTAAACCATTACATTACCATCAACTTGTCTAGCATTCATTCTTAATTCATATAGAATTTCTGATGCAAAATCTTGTAGGTAAACTAATTTTTTAGCAATAGACCTAACCTCTCCAATACCTACGTTGTTATCGTCTATAACACCGACTACAGGTAAAAATCTTTTTTTAGGATTTCCAATTGTTTGCATTTGTTTATCTAGAGAACCCCAAGACAAAGTAACTTCTGGACCAACCATTGTAATGTGACGTACATCATCAATTTCCAAAGTTTTAATGGTATCGTTTCCTTTTGCTTTATCGTCTTCTTTTAGAATTTTATATTCTTCTTTTCCAGTAGTTTTATTTGTGATTACTTTAAATCTTCTTTTGATTCTAGAAACCCACATCATAGAAGTAACTCTAATTCTAAATAAATTTTCGCTGTTTTTAAACCAACTAATGTCTGATGATTGTGATGGAGTAGAGGAATAACTTTGAATTATTTTTTTGTCTTTTTCAGTAATGTTATCAAACGTATTGAAAATTTCATTTATTGTAGAATATTTATCGTAGGTAAAATACTGTAAATCTTTTTGAACTTGTTCATGTGGATTTTGGTCATAATCACAATCTAAAGTATGAGGAACAAAAAAAGAAGGATGTCCATCTTTTTCATCTAAGTAAGTGTGAACTCTACCAGCAATACAGAAAAACCGAAGCATTTCATATATTTTTTCTTTTTCTTTTTTAACTAAAAGAACCTGGTACAAAATATCTTCTGCAATTTCTTCCGATACTGTTCTGAAATCTTTACCAAAAAATTCGTCAATGTTTTCTTTAACTTCTATTTCGGGATTTGGAGATTCTGGAACCATACCTAATTCCGGTTGCATTTCTTTATTTGTATCTCTAAGTAATTTTTCTAAAACCATATCGATTTTAGCATCTAGTTTTTTGATTACTGCCTTTTCATTATTTACAAGGCATTTTCTTTTTAAAGGCCTTCTTCTGTATTGAGATACAATTTCTTCTATTTGATTTTCAATTAAAGGATAAACGTAATATTGCGGACCAAAGTTTTGGCCACAACGTTCGGTAATCATTGCTTTTACTTTTTTCTCTCCTTCTGGAGTAAGCTTTGCAGAATAAGCATAAAACAAATCGTTTATTTCTTTTTTTCTGCTTATAAAATCTGAGGAACTAGCGTAAGATAAATAACCCAAAATATGACTTTTATGCCATTCAATATCTTTTTGTTTTTCACTTATTCTCTGGTCTGGAAAGTTATAAATACTCATAAGATAGTTATGTTATGTTGTTTTTTAAATTCGTTCCAAGTCATTTCTTGCATGAAGTTTGGAAATATTTTTTCGTGATTACAAGATGTAGGTTCTGCTAAAACATCATTTGGATTACATTTGCAAAAATTACATTTTTTTTGAGCAATACAGCTTTTACAAATATACGCTCTAAATCTAATTTGTTCTATTTGTGTTTTTTTAAAAGGTCTGTTAGGATAGTCGTTTTTTACTTTTTCAAAAAAATCAACAAACTCTTTGTCTTCTAAGTTTAATATTAAATTCATCGGTCTTGCATTCTTTTTTTCTCTTGCAGAAATATGTTATAAATAGTTGGATCAACTCCTAAAAATTTTACTTCTTTTTCAAATTCGCTTTGTCTTTTTAGAATATCAGTTTTTTTATTTACTTTGACATCAATATATTCCTTGTACTCTTGAGGGTTTAGATCTCTTTCTGGATGAAATACTTGTATTGGAGAATAATCATCGTCGTAAACGTTATTCCTTAATTTACCATCTGTATCAACGTAATAACTTCCTAAAGTTTTATCGTAATTATACATGCTTATTTCAGAAGAACCGATTTCAATGTCTTCTGTTATTTCGTCAAAAATATCCATTCTGTGTAATAAGCAAATTCCTAAAGTCATTGCGATATCTGTATTGCCGTCGCCAAATTTAATTAGATCTAAAATTATATTTTCAAAATTACATTTGAAAATGTTTTCTTTTACTTCTGATTTCAACATTTTAACTAGAACAGGTTTTACTTGTCCAGTCATTTTTACACCATCTTTGTTTTTGTGATTAGTAGTTCCGGCTTCTTCAATATCTGGTCTTCCTTTAATATATTTATAAGCTTTAACATCGTAGAAGTATCTTAAAATATGAAATTTTGTATACTCAAATAATATTTCTAAATCCCAATAAACAGCAAATTTTACAGCATTTTCATAAAACACATCATCATCAAAAGAACCATCGCCGCGCTCGTGTAATACTCCTACCGGTTTATTAAATTCTCTAGTTGGTCCTGAAAAACAACGATACGCCATTACGCAACCAGAAGATACTTGGTTTGTATTTTTCTTGTCGTCGTCAACTTCTTCATCGTAACTATCACAACCACCAATATCGGGTTTGTAAGATAAGTGTAGAACCGATTGATTAATTGGTGATGCATCTTTCCAAACAGTTCCGTTTTCTTTGTCTTCTACAAATTTTACTTTTACGTTATGTGCAATTCTAATTTTAGTTTTTTCTTTTGTGTTTTTACATCGTTGAAGTAATCGAATAACTTCTTCCGTATCTACCCATTCTAATCTTCCTTGCAATACTGGTTCGTCAAATTGACCTAAACTAATTTCTTTTAATTGAAAGTTAAGTTTTGCTAAGTCTAAAATTCCACCTTTGGTTTTTAAGAAAACCTCAGCCGGTATCATTGGATAAGATTGAATATGTTTGATGTAAGTATCTTTAGCTTTAGAGGCTCTTTTTCTTTCTTCTAAAATATATTTTTTGGCAACTTCGCGATCTGTAACTCCCGTTTCATGGTTAAAAAATGAAATTACTTTTCCTGTTTTTTCGTCAGGAATTCCATCACCAGGATAATAATAATTTGCAGGAATAAATACTGGTTTCAAATTATAAGCTTCATGGTTATCCCACATTTCTTTGAAACCTTTTGCACCTTTGTCGATTTCTCCACCGGTTCCGTATACCATTGGAACACCAAACTGATTATGTCCATCGCGAAAACATGGTTCTGTTGCTTTGTAAGATGCTGTTGAATTTTCAAACAATCCCATTTCCTCAAAATACATTTTAGAATAAGAACCTCCTTCAAAAGCGGAACTATCAGCAAACATGGTTTTGATTCTCAATAAAGATTGAATACCACATTCTTTAGTTTGCTTGTTAATTAAATTTTTATAGCCTTGTTTTAATTCCTTATCGTTTTTTAAAATATTACCATTGTAATAAGCTGGATGCACATTTTCAAGTGAGAATTTTAATTTATCATAAAACTCCTGAGCTTTATCTTCTTTACCAGCACATAATCCAATTAAATTATGTTGAAAAAATGTCATTTCATAATTTGCATCCAGTACGTTTATTTCTGACAAACCTACACGTCGAGGTTTTGTAATAATCATTCCGTAGCCATGATTTTCAGCGCCTTCCATTTCTAAAAACAACCAATGATCTAAATCTCTATAAAATGGATTTATTGGCCTTTTTCTTTTTCCGCCTTTTGGCATACCAAGTATTTTACAAAAGTTTAAATAATAAAAATGCTTTCCT